CAATAAGGAGGCTATATGAAAACAAATGAAGTAGCAAACATGAGTAACATGTCCGATGAGCAAATTATGCAAGCCATTGGGCAGGACGATGGGTCTAATAGAGGAGTAAACATTCCTCGATTAGGAATCAATCGTTCACCTGAAGATGATGATGGGAATCAATTACCTGTTGGACATTTATTTACCTACGACTCAACTGTAGGTCAGAATGTTTTTGGTAAACCTGTTACCTTCAGACCTTTTATCAGTGCGATGCAGTACATGCATTATGATCCTGAGAAAAGTGAGTATGTAAATCGTTCTATTATTTTCAAGAACTGGAAAGAAGAAGCGATAGATATATTGGGCGGAACAAAGTGTGGTAAGATTCCTTTCAAGGAAAGACCATCACTAACACCCGAACAATTAGCTGAACAAAGAACAATAAGATGTTATAGATTACTCTATGGCTTGTTATCGTTTAAGGGTAAGAAAGCCAATGGTGAAGACCATGAAGTGACTAACTTGCCTGTGTTATGGAGAGTCACAGGAACAGCATTTGCTCCTGTAGGTTCTGCCTTAGATCAAATTAATAAACGCAAGAAACTAATGTTTACTTGTACGTTTTCAATTGATTCTAAAAGACAGAAGAAGGGCGGTAATGTTTATTACACACCCGAAATATCTGTTAATGCTGATGCTAACTTAGAAATGTCTAAAGAGGAAATGGAAACATTGGGTGTATTCCAAGAAGTTATTAACACGGAAAATGCTCAAGTTGTTTCTCTCTATAACGATGCTAAGAAGAATAACTATACAAAAAAAGATGCTGACTCAGCTACTGTAATTTCTAATGTAGAAGATCCAGCGGAGGTATTGTCTAACTAATGACAGATATCCTCTCTAAAGTACAGTTATATTTAGATAAGGTCTCAAAAGATCCTGGCGAAATCTCTGAGAAACTAGTCGAAGAATTTGGTGAGGCTTGTAAGGTCTCACTAAGAAGACAGTTTTCAGAGAAACGCAGGGATAAATTTAGAGCGAGAATGTCTAACATAGGTAGACCCCTGTGCCAATTACAGATGGAAGCAAAAAATGTAAAAGGAGAAGGTCAACCTTATAACGCAAAGATGAGAAATACTTTTGGGGATTTAATTGAGGCACTATCAATCTTTGTTTTAAAATCAGCAGGAGTAGTTATAGAAGATGAGCAAAAAAATGTTAAGTATAAGTTCGGTGAGTCCGAAATTGAAGGTAGGTATGATGTTAAAATTGATAAGAAGGTTTGGGATATTAAGAGTGCGTCACCTTATGCCTTTGAAAAAAAGTTTGGAGCATCGGGTGGCTTTGAGGAGGTAGTTAAAGAGGATGCTTTTGGATATGTATCACAAGGTTATTTATATTCAGAAAGTGAGAAGGTACCTTTTGGTGGGTGGATTGTAGTTAATAAATCTACAGGTGAGTGGGTAGTTTGTGAGACTCCACTTGTTGATGACCACTATAAAACTGAGGCACTATCTAATGCACAAAATAATTTCAAAGCATTAAAAGATAATGTTCCATTTAAAAAATGTTATAGTGAAATTGAGGAAACATTTAGAACTAAAAAAACAGGGAATAAAACTTTGGGTATGGTGTGTGGATTCTGCCCGTATAAAGTTCCTTGTTGGGGAAAGAAATTGCAGTTGCTACCACAACAGCAATCACAAGGTAAAAACCCTAAGTGGGTTTGGTATACTGAAGTAAACAATCCTAGAAAGGATGATGCTTGATTGTATTGGGTGGGGGATAGTTCGAGGGGTCTGTCTCTTACCCGTGCCTAGATATATTTGATATGAAAAAATTTGATATTTTAAATTCTATTAAAGTTATTATACATCCTTGGGAAAAAGGATTTAGTTGTGGTATTTTATTAGATAGTAAAAATAAAATGACAGATGAGCAATATGAATTATGTTCCACCATAGCACGTGGCATGATAAAGATGGCAACCTCAGACCCCCACGCTGCTTTTCTAGCAGGTATAAAAGGATTTGCAGATGATGCTAAATATAAAAAAGAGAATGGAGGTATAAATGAAAAAGCAAGAATAGATGACACAGAAAATATTATTGATTTTTTAGAATACTTAAAACGTAAACGTAAAAAGGAGTTACATTAATGGCAACACACTTAGTAATAGGGGATCCTCATTGCACCCCGAAGGCAAGCAATGATAGATTTTTATGGGCAGGTAAGATGGCTCATGAATTAAAGCCCGATACCATAATATGCATGGGGGATTTCGCAAGTATGGATTCCTTATCTAGCTATGATAAAGGAAAGAAATCTTTTGAGGGTAGAAGATACCGAAAAGATATTGACCATGCACATAATGCATTAGAAAAGTTTAACAAAGGTCTCAATGGTAGACGATCAAGAAAGATTATGCTTCTTGGTAATCATGAAGATAGGATAGATAGAGTAATAGATGAAACACCCGAACTCGATGGAACAATTAGTACAAAAGACCTTGACTTTAAGAAGTATGGTTGGGAAGTTATTCCCTATCAGCAGCCCCTGGCTGTTAATGGGGTATATTATTGCCACAACTATCCTACTGGCATCATGGGTAAGCCTATTAGTGGTGACAGTATTGCTCGTTCTCTCCTATTAAAAAACAAAGTATCATCAACAGTAGGTCACTGTCATATATTTGATTACTCTATGTGTACCGTGCCATCGGGTAAAAAAGTTATGGGGTTATCTGTTGGTTGTTATCTACACCATCAAGAGGAGTACGCTAGAAGTACACAACGTATGTGGTGGAGTGGTTTAGTTGTTAAAAGAAATGTTCATCAAGGAGAATACGATCTTGAAACTGTTCAGTATAATACAGTAAGGAGACGATATGGTAGATGATACTGTAAACTCACCACCCCATTATCTTAAAGGTAAAAAAGAAACCATTGATGTTATAAAAGATTGTATGACAGATGATGAGTATCATGGATACCTTAAGGGTAATGTGTTAAAGTATGTGTCACGTTATAAATTTAAAGGTGAACCATTGGAAGATTTACAAAAAGCACAATGGTATTTAAATAGATTAATCAAGGAGGTAGAGTAATGGGTGCAGTAAAACAAGCATTAATAGAAGTTGAAGATTTAGTTTGTGGTTGTCTTCAACAACACAGAACATTAAACCAAACTATTAGAGATCTAAAGGAGATCTATGATAAAGAAGGAAAATTTAATACTTATTTATTAAATGAAGATTTTATTGAAGATAAGTATTATCAATTTAGAGGTTACTAATAAACAAGGAGGAAAGGAAAATGACTACGAACTCGAAGGAGAAACCAACAGTACAACAACCCCGACCAAGAACTTACTTAATAAGTTCTGTACAACTAACTGAAATCATGAGGTACTTAATGACAAGACCCTATGCTGAAGTTGTTAAGCTTATGAATATGATTGCAACGTTAAACCAATTAGATCCGAGCATAGGGGCTGACTTTGTTAAGAAAGAGCAGGCAGATATCAATGTCAAAAAATGATATCAGCAAACACACAGGTCTTTTATTTGAATTAAAGATTGGTTTAAATAAAAACAATGCTCTTGTTATAGACTATGGTGGTAAGCCTGTAGCTAAAATAAGAGAAGCATTAAAGGAATATAAGTATCATGGAAACTTATGTGCCGCTGTTATTAATCATGCCAATTCTGTAGGTAAAAAATTAGAGGATGATATTAAAAAATTAATACAAAGCATTTAAAGTTTTGGCTGTGAAGAAGTTGCACCAAAAAAAAAGGCACCCATAAGGGTGCCCATGTGTTGCCGAGGGGGAAGTTAATAGCTTCCCTCTTTTTTTTTATCTTAACAATTCCATGCTTTTAAAGCTTTATTAATTCTTGAGTTAGGATCATTAGCTGTTTTTTTAGATGTAAGTTTTTTCTTCATACCTTTCATACGTGCACAAAAAGATGCACGTCTAGGGTTACCTACTTTTTTACTAGGTGCTTTTAAAGTTCCACCTGTATAGCTTGCACGACCCTTAGCATTTAAACC